GTGAACTTCCGCCAATTGTAGATTTTGAGTGGTGGAGCGTTATTCCTTCAAACGCATACGACAAGTTGTGGAATTATGTAGTTGAGATGGAAAAACTGTGCGGTAAAAATCCGATCATTTATACCGGCGCGTTTTTCTGGAATGCGTATGGGACCCAAGCCGATGTCTGGAAAAATTACCCGCTGTGGATTGCCTCCTACAGCGACGAAGCATATATGCTCGATAAAATGAAAGATTTAACCCCCTGGGATAACTGGCATTTCTGGCAATTTACCAGCAAAGGTGATGGTAAGAAGTTTGGTGCGGAAAGTCTGGACCTGGATAAGAATTGGTTCAACGGATCATTGGAGGATCTTTATCGCTTTGCCAATATTTCCGATCCTGTTCCGCAACCGCCTCCTGTCGAACCGCCTTTACCACCCATCACAACCGATGTACGTATGATGGTTGTTTCCGATATCGTCACAATCCGGGAGAAACCATCTATTTTTTCTAAAAAATTGGGATCGAAAACCAAAAGCGAAGAGGTATTCGTGCGTGATTTTGGCGGCAGTTCCTGTTGGGCACAGCTGCCGGATGGTACCTGGTGCGCAATCGAATATATTAACAAACGCTATCTGGAACGAATAGACTGACACAATGACCGAAGAAATTGACGATTTGAAACCGTGGGAACGGCAGCCGTGGGAAACTGCGACCTATTTTCGCAGGTTTCATACCTTTTATTTACCGCAAAATCCGCCCCGTTCTGTCAATAAATCTTTCAGACTATTTAAACTGCATGGTGGGCATGAAGTAGAACCAAATAAAACCGCTCCCGGATCCTGGCGCTACATGTCACGCGGCATGGACAAAAATGGTATCAAAATCAAAAATGCGCTTACCTGGGTGGAACGGGCCGATCTTTGGGACAAGCATCTGACCGATATTGCCAATGCCGAGGTGGAAGCGAGGTGGGCTAAGCAGATCATGGGTAAAACCGAGGTGTTAGGCCGCTTGTCTCAGCAGGGGCGGATAAACATTGGAGAATTTTATACAACTAAACAGGTGCCGTTCCAGGATTTGGAAGGCAATGCGATTGTTGACGAAAACGGTAATATCCAAATCTATGAAGTCTTTGAAATTGATTGGGCATTTGTCAAAGAGAACGGCCAACTGATAAAAAGTATTACACCGACCCGCTATGGCAACCGCCTCGAATTGCATGATGGTCAAAGCGCGTTGGTTCATATGGGAAAATCCCTGAAACTATTTACAGAAAATATTGACCTGACCAGTAATGGTCAGCCCCTACAAACTATGGAGAATTTGAACGATGATCAGTTCAGTTGCGCAGTTGGAAACCTCGCACAAATCGGATTGGCGGTTGCAGGCAGAAAGAGTGTACCTGCAACAACGTCAATCCCTGAGGGCGACGATCCAGCGGGATAAAGCGAAAGGTATTCTAACACCGGAAACAGTAGCGGCTTATGCCGTATTGAATATTTCCGACGATGACGGATTACCGATTACACCGGCGGCACATCACTGGTTGTGGCTGCGGCTGCTTTGCGATGAACGGATCAAAAAATTATTGATTATCGCGCCTCCTGAAAGCGCAAAAACAACCTGGACAATCAGCGCCTATTTGGGTTGTCGTTTAGGGTTCTGGCCAGAACAATCTGTCATTATAGGCAGCACATCAGGGCCGGTTGCTGAAAAACGCTCCATGACATTGCGCACCGCAGTAGAAAGTACGGAATGGCAAAACACATTCCCTGGAATTTTACCTGTTCGTGTTTCCGATGGTTTCAAATGGACGACAACTGAATGGAGTCTGGCACAGGATGGTAAACCAAGAGCCGGCAGATTACATCCTACAGTTGCAGCTTATGGTACGAATGGCCCGGTAATTGGATCTCGATCCGATGTGTTTGTAGCTGATGACTTGCTCGATTTTGAGAATTCCAGGACAGCACATCAACGCGGGTTGGTGGAAACATGGCTGCACACCTCTATGCTTAGCCGACGCAAAGCACAAATCGGAAGAATTATCATGATTGGAACAGCCTGGCATTTTGATGATATTTACTCCAAAGCCAAAAGGGAAGGCGGCTGGGTGGTATGTCACGTCCCGCTGCTTAGTGAAGCCGATCAGGTATTCGCGACCATCTCCTATCCGGATAACTGGAAATATGAAACATTAGGCGAACCGATAGGCAATGCTGAGACATTGGAGGCAGCGACGTGAAAACATACCGTTATCTGTTACATTCTAACGGCCCGGCTTTGTGGCCGGAACATAAACCATTATCCGAAGTTATAGAGTTGAAAGAGACAACACCTGAAAACCTTTGGGAAGGTACGTATCAGGGCAATCCAACCTCACCGGCCGGTACGGTTTTCAAACGTGATTGGTGGCGGGGACAGAACCGCTTCGATCCCACTGACCAGGGTTTTGTAAACTCCTGTGTTGGGCGCTGGATCTCATGGGATACTGGTTTGAAAGGTAAAGAAACGAACGCATACACTGCCGCAGTGATCGGGGAGTTGTGGCGGGACTACCGTATGGCTGTCCGTCTGGTCTGGCGCGACCGGTTGGAGTTTCCCTATCTTCCGGACAAAATTGAAAGCCTGGCACGCCAATATAACCGGGACGGAAAACTGCGTGGTGTGATCATCGAGGATAAAGCCTCCGGGATCAGCGCGTATCAGACATTAATGGCCACGGCTGACAAAACGATCAAACAATTATTGATTGCTTTTGAACCGCACGGGGATAAAACTGTACGAGCACAGCAGGCAGCGGTGCATTGCAAAAACGGATCGGTACTTTTGCCGTATCCGAATAATTCCATTCCCTGGTTGATTGATTTTGAAGATGAACTATTTGACTTTCCCGGCTCCACATTTATGGACCAGGTAGACGCATTTTCACAGCTGATCCTGTATACCGAAAACCTATTAGCAGCCGGCTGGGAAGCCAGAAAAGCATTAGGAGCACCTGAGTAGAGAGGCGATATTATGACCAATTTGATAAAACGTACCGCACCACCAAAATATGTGATCGATCAGACCCTATCACTGGCAGATACTTATGCCGCGTTGGAATTTTATTACCACAACAACGGATTGTATGCGCTGTTGCAACAAGACTTGATGACCAACGGGATTTGGACAGAGGGCATGATCGGGTTGAGAAATCCAGCGCACAGGGTGGTTGAATTTTATGTGGCGAAACTTTGGCCAGGGCATATTCCTGAAGCGCTGCCGATAATTTGCGACAATACAAAAGTTGTTGACGCTGTTCACCAAATCTGGAAATGGTCCAATTTTGGCGGCATGAAGCAGGTTTTTGCGCGCTGGTTTGCCTGTTTTGGGGATAGTTTTATCAAAGTTGCCACCAAAACCAGTGCCGAGGGTCAGCAGGTTTATTTTCAGAACATCAAGCCGGCTTATGTGACCGATATAAAAGTTGATGAACGAGGCTTCATTGTTTTTGCCAGGATTGATATCCCGTTGACCAGAGAAGTGAACGGGGTTGAAAAATCCTATTTCCACACCGAGATTTGGGATAAATCAACTCAGCTTTACCAGCGATGGGAGACCAGCGGCGGGCCGATTACGAGCAAGAACAGACTGGGAAATCCTATTGAACAAAAAACCTTTTCAGAATTTGGCATTGATTTTGTACCGATTGTACACGCCAAATTCCAGGATGTTGGTGAGAGCCGCGGTGTAGGTGCTTTTACGCACGCATTGGACAAAATTGACGAAGCTAACCGGATGGCGACCCGATTGCACCAGCTGCTGTATCGTTTCAACGACGTCATTTTTGCACTCGAGGCGAATGCGATGGACGGTATGGGTAGGCCGCTGCCCGCACCTTCCATGAATTTGGACAGCATTACGAGTGATGATGGAACAACGACAACAACGATTGGAACCGGAACGAAAGTTGCCAGGCTGCCTGGTACCAGCAAATTAGTACCAATGGTTCCTGATCTGAAATACGACGATGCGCTATCTATTTTGAACGCTCATATCCAGGAATTGGAGCGTGATTTACCCGAGATGGCCTATTTTCGATTACGGGAACAGAGCCGCGATTTATCAGGACGTGCTGTGCGTTACCTATTATCCGATGCTGTGGATAAAATCCGTGAGGCGCGCGGGAATGCTGAAACGGCGCTGGCCAGGGCTGATGAAATGGCGCTCACGATTGGGTCAAACCTGGAAATATTTCCCGGCATTGGCAGTTATGAAAACGGAGACTTTGAGCATAGCTTTGCTGATCGTGAAGTGATCCCGTTGAGCGAGTATGAAAAACGTGAAATTGCGGTGATGGATTTATCACTGGGTGTCAGTACTGAGACAATTCAGGAAAAATTAGGTTACAACTATGAGCATGAGCGCGCACAGAAACTGATCGAAGCAAACGCATTAGGCGAAAATCTATTAGACAGTTTCGATAAAGGCCAGTAATGGCTGACAGCATTTTGTTCAGAACTGCGTCAAGGTTCAGGCGTGACGTCATTTTACGTGAACGCGCAGCTGCCAGTGAAATGGTCCGTTTTTACGGTGGTATCTGGAAAGTACTGAATCAACAAATAATTGATCTGACCTCCGCCTATTATGCAGACCCTGACAAATCATCTGCCTGGTTGTTCAAATATAACCGTTTAGCAGGGTTACGGGCGCAAACAGAACAGCAAATTGCCAATTTTATGAATTTCACAGATGGGAAGATCAGGCAGGAACAATTATTTCTGGCAGGCCAGGCACAGACACATGCCGAACAGTTGATTAGATTAGGTCTGGGCACTCCGCCACTAGGGGCCAGTTTTGTATTTAATCGCTTGCCGGTAGATGCTATCTCGGACATGATCGGATTTCTGCAGGATGGCAGCCCGCTGCATAGTTTGTTGAACGAACTGATTGGTGATGCCGGAAATGCCGTGGCAAATGGTTTGGTGCAGGGTTTGGCTTTGGGTCTAAACCCAAAACAGGTGGCCAGAAACATCCGCAAATATTTGGGGAATAATATGGTGCGGGCGCTTAGAATTGCACGCACAGAACAGCTGCGCGTCTACCGTGAAAGTACACACAGAAGTTACTTGGCTAATAGCAACGTTGTGAAGGGTTGGGTTTGGATTTCGGCACGCACATCAAATACGTGCGCTGTTTGCTGGTCTCTTCACGGCACATGGCACGGTTTGGATGAACGGCAAGACGAACACGTGGCGGGCCGATGCACATCTGCTCCCGATACAATCACGTATGCTGAGATGGGGTTCAGTAACATTGCGGAAAGTGTTCCTAAAATTGAAAGCGGCATTGATGCGTTTGCGAAGCTCAGCTTTGATAATCAGTTAGCGGTTTTAGGCCCGGCGAAATTTGTAGCGTACAGAGACGGGTCTTTGAAATTGAGTGACCTGGTTGGGCGGAAATACTCCGTCAAATGGGGAACGATGCGCTATGAAAAGAGTTTGAGTGAGTTGGGATTGAATAGGTCTGAGCTGCTGAAAAAATATAAATCGGATTTATTGCCAAAATTAAACAAAAGATTAATATCTTCTGTTCTTGAAAACGATGATGTCATTTACAATCAATCAATTAATTTTTCGTCTTTTTATGATAACAAGAATATATCAGTAAAAAGCATTATTTTACCTGGTAAACAAAAAACACATATTAACAATTCACACAAAGATGATTTTAATTATCTTATGGACAATGGTTCAAAAATCATTGATGCAATAAAAAAACCAAATTTTGTTGATAGTGACATTTTTATTCGCAAGGGAAAATTTATTCATTTGAATCATATTATTTCCATCTCCGATCCAAACTATCAATATCTCAGCGTTGTCATACGGGTAAACAGAAACGAATCTACTCAAGGAGAAATATGGACTATATTTAGGGCAGGTAAAGATTACGTTTACTTCTCAAATGGTCAATTGAAAAACAGGTGGAAAAAAATAAATTAAAAAAAGCTGGCATAATACCAGCTTAGGTCCCGTACAGCATCGCGCAACTTGCCATCTCTCTCCAATAAATTGGAGGCGTGGGAATCGCCTTCCCACCTCAGAACTACTATTATCATAGCATATTCTTATTGGGTTTGCAAACAAGTCAGAACGCGTAAATCAAGTTCTGTTGTATTATGAAAAAATTATTGTTATAATCACAGATAAATATTCGCTGCCACGGCTGTACGCGGGCTGTGGACACCGAGAGATGAGCTCCTCGGCAGTTTTAACCGACTGTCGAGGAGCTTTTTGTTTTCCAAAATTTCCCCATACGCAAACTGAAAGGCGGAAAACTCAGGTGTAAAAGGAGATTGAAATGTTGTTTCGTCCAAATTTTTACCAAAGTCCTGATACCGGTAATGGCGGTGGCACTACCACAGTAGCTACTGCTGCGTCGGCGAATGCAGACGGTAATACGCCAGCTGGAACAGGGAACGACCCTGGGAACCTGTCCGGTTCGAATAACGGTAACCTGACCGGCGCAATCACATTTGCATCTGAAGCGGAATTTCAAAAAAAAGTTGATGAGTTGTTGAAAGACAGGCTGGACCGCCAAAACAAGAAAGCCGAAGAGACTGCCAAGAAAGCGGCTGCTGATGCAGCTGCCGAAGCTGCCAAGAAAAACGGCGAATGGCAGGTTCTGGCAGAGCAACGTGAAAAAGAACTGAAGGAAACTGCTGAAAAAATGGAAAGTTTTGAAAAAACTCAGCAATTGGCTAAACGGTATGAAGAATCACTCAAGAAAAACCTTGAGGTTCAACGCACCGGATTGCCGGATCCGATCACGGCACTGCTGGACAAACTGGATGTTGCGGAACAATTGGAATGGTTAGCGGCTAATAAGGCAACCATGCTCAAAAAAACACCGGACGGAATAACCCCTACGCCATTACCAGATGGCAGCAACAATAACGAACAAACCAAAGCGGCTAAAGAAAAATTTAGCCGTGAAACTCGCAGTTATTTTTAAGAGGAGAATTCTATGGCAAATTTAACAGTTACAACCACCCGGCTTGTAAAAGGCGGGGATGAACACCAGATGACGCTTCCGGCCAGCGTTGCAGTTGCCGCAGGGCAGGCTGTACGACCGGATGCCACGTCTGGTAAATGGGTATTAGCAAACGCGGCACTGGCCGCCAACATTGGCGATTTGCATATCGCGCTTTCCACCGTCAAGGCTGGTGAGGCGCTGACAGCAGTCAAAAGCTCCAGTATTCTGGATGTTGGCGAGGCGTTAGCCGCACTCGCATTTGCAGCTCCCGTGTATCTTTCAGATACAGCCGGCACTTTGGCTGATGCCGCCGGTACTGTTTCAACCGTTGTAGGAAAAGTTATTCCGGGGTGGGCGAACACGACCCCTGACAAACTTTTACGCGTGAACATTGAGTAAGGAGGAACGAGATGGCAAATGTTAACAATTACGGTTTTATAGGTCTGGCAGACCTTTATAACCAGCGTATCTCCGGCGTCAATGGCGGTGTACAACGGGTTTGGGATGCTATCCGTTTGAGTGTGGATGAGTACAACCGGGTAGCCGGTGCTGTTTTGGGCGAATTTGCGCAAACTACGGAAATGGCAATGGAGCAAATTGAACTGCCAGGAGACGGCACTTTGCAACCGTTGGATGACAACGGCAATCCTTTACCTGTATTACCGTCCGGTAATTACCAGGTAGCCTATCCTATTCAGGGCGCAGGTACTGCCTGGGGTGATGACCGGGTTTCCCGTGAACTTATGACCGTGGAAGAGGCTGACAGGTTTACTTCAGATTCTTTACGGCGTGACGCCAACTGGATTGTACGGCACGCATTGGCTGCAATTTTGACCAATACGACATGGACGTTCAACGATAAATCAGGCGGCGCCTTCGGTGTAAAAGGGCTTGGCGATATCACCATTCAGCCGTTGGCCAACAACGACACTGTCAAATATACCCGCAAGGGTATTGCAGTTTCTGCAATAGATGACCACTACCTGGCACAAGCCGCTGCTATTGCAGACGGAAGTAACCCGTTCCCGACCATCAAAGCGGAGCTGCATGAGCATCCGTCAAACATGAATTTGCCGATTGTGGCTTACGTAGCCTCTGATCTGGTAAGTTCTATCCAGGGATTGACCGAGTTCGTTGATAAAGACGATCCGGATATCCGTGCCGGAAATGCCAGCGACACATTAGCCGGAACCATCTCTGCCGGACCGGGCGATACCGTTTTAGGCAAGACCAAAAGCGGTGTGTGGGTGGTAGAGTGGGGCGCTGTCCCGAGCGGTTATTTAGTTGCTAAGGTGCTTGGCCGCCAACCGTTGAAAATGCGCGAGTATCCGGCTCCTAACCTGAAAGGGCTGTTCCCGGAACGGGCCGACATTGACGGCAACCATATTGTGAAGCGCTTTATCCGCTATGCCGGATTTGGAACTGCTGACCGCGTAGCTGCTCTTGCTATGCGGATCGGAAATGCTGCATATGCAATCCCGACAGGTTACACCGCTCCGTTACCGGCGTAATTTTCCAGTGAAGTGAAACAGAGAGGGCAGGTTTATAAACGGCCTGCCCTTTTTTTCAAAGGAGTTATCCATGAATATTCAAATTTTGGCCGAACGAAACGCGAATGCGCTTTCAAAAATTGAAAAAACAGCGCCAATAGTTTGTAAAATGTTTGCGGTTGGTTATGAAATTCTGCCACGTCTGACCGCGACCAGCAAGGACAAGGCGGTTGAAGCGATGCAGCGCATGGAAGCAGTAGGCGATTTGCTGGATGCTTTGGCAAGCGTTTCAGTGCCTCCCGGAATTGATGGCGAGCCAAGTGATTCAATTCCTTTATTTTTGGAGCGTCCGGCAAAGGAACTGATTGCTACTATCCAAACATTGGATAGTGTGGCCGGAATGGATCAAATGATTGTTGAAGAACTTGCCAATAAAAACCGCAAAACTGTTGTAAAAGCGCTGGAAGACCGGATCTCAGAACTAACTAACGAGGTTGTGGGAGGCTGACATTATGCCTGTGCCAACCTCGTACACGGAACTGGGGCTTGCCCAATACATGCATGATCAGCTTGGTGGGATTGCCGATGTTTTAGGCATTTCCAGACCGGTCAGTTTTGCGGATTCGTACCAGGAAGTTGTCAATGAAGTGCTTTTAGAACTGGGAGTTGCAGACATTTCAGCAGTGACCGACATGCGCAAGCTGCGCGTGTTAGCCAGGTTATATGTTTGGAAAAAAGCAGCAGCCAGCCTTTCTTCAAAATATGATTTTTCAACCGATGGAGAATCTTATCACCGCAGCCAGATGCACCAACAAGCGCTGAAAGCGGTTGAAGACATTATGTCTGAGTGCCTGGCATTGGGCCTTTACGGATACTCTGTGGAATTCCAGGAACTGGATTTCAGAAACGATCCGTATTGGTATCCGAAAAACTTGGAGGTGTAAATGATTAATGCGTCAGAGTTGAACGAAATCAAAAACGCACGTGAAGAAAACATGCCTGAGACAGTTTATGTTCAGAAAAGGGTTTCAGTTTCTAACGGAGCTGGCGGATTTTCTGAAAGTTTTGTCACGGAGAGCACTGTTGATGGTCGTATCGGACAGTTAGGCAAAACACCTGAAGAAAAGGAAATTGCTTCCCGTATTACTTCTGTGAGCGGGTATACCGTTGTACTTCCTTCCGATACTGTGGTTGATGAAACTTATCAACTGCAGATTAATGGCCGTCAATTCGAAATCAAGGGTGTTATCCGGAAAAGCCGGACCACCGCTTTGCGCGTGGTTTGTATCGAGTTGAAATGAGCGATTTGTTTACTGTACGCGTCACTATCCGAGACAATCGCATCCCTGAGCTGATAAAAAGATTACCTGAGGAGGTGGACCAGGTGGTACAGAAAACAGCGCTGGACATTTTGGGTGATGCCAGACAATCCATGAGTGGGGAGAAACATGGACGTACGTATTCGGTCAAAGCCATTTTTGCCAAAGCAAGCGGTAAAAAAGGTAAGGCGATGATTAGTTCCGGCAGCCGGTCCAGGAACGGAAAAGTGGTAACCGGTTACAAAACGAGGCGCGCCTCCGCACCAGGTGAAGCTCCGGCAATGGATACGGGACACCTTGCGAACTCTATTCAAAAAATCAAAACACAGATGGGTGGTGCCATTGTTGCAGTAGGCGCTGATTATGGTGTGCCGTTAGAAATTGGCAGCCGTAAAATGGCGGCTCGTCCATTTATGAAACCAGCCGCAGAACGTGCCTGGACTGGATTTTTAGCAGCCTTGATTCAGATGTGGGATCGATTATGACAATTTTAACAGCTGATAAATGGTTAGATACCACGCTAAAAGCAGATGCAACTTTGCAAACTTTGGTGGATGACCGAATTTATGAAGAGGTTGCTCCGGAACAATCGTTATTTCCCTGTATAGTGTTTCAGTTCGTTTCAGGGCTAGATGTAAAAAATGCGTCGGTTGATCCTGTAATGGTGGACGAAGTATGGATCGTAAAAGCGATTGGTCAAGGCAATGATTTTTTAGCAATTGAGCCGATTGTTACTCAAATCGGGCAAATTTTGCACAAAACGTTTGGAACAGGCGTGATTGGCTGCGTACAAGAAGAACCGTTCCGCTACACAGAGTTTGATAATGGCGTCATTTACAAACATTTAGGTTATTACTACAGACTGTTTACTCAGTAAAGGAGTTTATTAATGAGCGAAAAAGCTTCAATTTTTCAAGGAATCCAGCTAGGGATCGAGACAGTTCCGTTGACCCCGGTAGCTGCTAATAAAAAATTACTGGCATGTTCGGTAGTTCCGTCCGTGTCGGTTGATGTTTCGTCTTTTGTTGCGCAAGGCAATAAATATGCATCTTTTGTCTCGCTTAATAAGGACTGGTCGGTGGTGGATATTGCCGGATTATTGACCTACAACGAGATTTTGTATTTGCTTATTTCCTTACTTTCACAACCTGCACCGGTGCAACAAGGCGCAACCACTGCCTACAAGTGGACATTCGTAAGCGATACGGATGGGGAAGATGCCGGGAAGCATTTCACCGTTGAACAGGGCGATGTAAACAGTGCCTGGCGCGTACCTGGTGTACGTGTTGCCGGATTATCTCTGATGTTCAACCGTAACGAAGTCTCCATTTCCGGTACCGGATTGGGCGGAATTATGGAAACCGATATCACACTGACCGCTGCCCCGACCAGCCTTACCCCATTACCAACGTTACCCACCCAATTGAAATTTTACATAGCGGATACACAGGCCGGATTAGACGGTGCAGGCGCGATGACCAGAGGTTTTTCGTTTACTTTTGGTTTGTCCGACAAAATTGGACTGGCCTGGCCGGTGGGTGTTGCCAACCCGGTTATTACGGAACAAAAACCAAAGCTCGAGCACAAATTATTACTGGCCACGGACGCCGTTGGCATGGGATTGCTTGCAACCATGAGGGCAGGAGCTACCAAATGGATCCGTGTAAAAGCGGAGGGCGCAACGATTGAAAGTACCTATAAACAAACCTTCCAGGTAGACGTACCGGGGCAGATCGCCAATGTTGGAAAATTTACCGACCATAACGGCATTTATGCAATGGAATATACCCTGACGGGTGTCCATGATGACACCTGGGGAAAATCGTTCCAGATAGACGTAACCACTGACGTTCAAACCCTATAAGGATCCGAATATGCCAATCAAACTTTCAGACATCCAGAAAAAGACCAAATCACTCAGCATTTCGTTTCAAGGCGAAACTCTCAAATTTGATTATTTGATCAATGTGGTCACCCCGGCGTTTCTAAACGAAAAACTTGATCTAAAAAATCAGTTGGTGCAATCGATTGCCAAATGGGATTTGGAAACAGATGACGGAAAAACAGCAGAGATCAGTGTTGAAACTTTTGACCAGTTACCTGTCCAGTTTCAGATCGAATTAATGACGGCCATTACTGAAGACATGAAAGTTGTGAGCACCGACGAAAAAAACGATTGACGCGCTGGATAACAGCGCCTGAACTGTTTGATCCTCCTGCTGCGGAAACCATTCAGTGGCTTAACCTGAGCAGAATTGCAAAAATTTATAGTGTTGGTCCGTGGGAATTGGCAAACGTGCCCAATTTCTGGCTATCTCTGGGTGAACTGGATATTGATTGGCAAAACGCCATGTCAGAAAAAATGCACAGAAAATACGGAGGCCGGTAAATGGGGATTAGTTTAGGAAAAATTGCAAGTTTATTTGTAGAAATCGGCGCTAATTCGGACGCTGCCAGAGCTGAATTATCCAGGATCGGAAATGATCTAAATTCGTACGGAAACAATTTGGCACGAACCGGGGCCGTAATGACAGCCGGTATCTCTGTTCCGTTAGTGCTGCTGGGTAAAAGCGCTGTTAATCTGTCCAGAGATTATCAGGAGCAGATGAATATTTTAGGCACCGTTTCCAAAGCTTCCGGGGAAGAGATGAAAGGTTTGGGTGCCTTAGCGCAGTCGCTTGGTGCTGATCTTACACTGCCTGCAACCTCTGCCGCGGATGCGGCTGAGGCAATGGTTGAGCTGGGGAAAGCGGGTTTATCGGTCACTGATATTTATGGAGCGGCCAGAGGCGTATTGGAGTTATCCGCAGCAGGTAACCTTTCCAACGCGGCCGCTGCTGAAATTGCATCGAATGCTTTGAACGCGTTCAAACTTTCCGGGGATCAGGCTGTACGAGTAGCTGATCTTTTGGCTGCTGCGGCCAACTCTTCTTCGGCGGAAGTCAACGATATGGCTGATTCATTCAAAATGTCGGCTGCGGTTGCCAGCAGTGCCAATATCCCGATTGAAGACCTGGCCACCGCAATGGCATTAATGGCCAATCAGGGAATAAAAGGTTCCGATGCCGGTACTTCCTGGAAGCAAATGATTTTGAGTATTCAAGCCCCGACCGATAAAGCAAAAGCGTTGATGCAGGATTTGGGCATTGCCATTTACGACGCTAACGGATCGATGCTGGAACAGAGAGAAATTATTGGTAATTTCACCGAAAAACTGGGTGTCATGAGCGATGAACAGCGCAACGCAGCGCTGGCCACCATTTTTGGCAGTGATGCTGTAAGAGCTGCGAACATCGTTTTGATGAGCGGGACAGATGCCTGGGATGATATGGCTGTCAAAGTGGGCGAATTGGGCGCAGCCGGAGAACTGGCCAGTGCCCGTTTGAAAGGCTTGCCTGGCTCTTTGGACAGAATGAAAAGTTCAATCGAGACGGCTCAATTAGCACTGGGTAATGCAGCCTCCGGACCGATTTCCGATTTAGCAGATATTGTTACGAACCTGGCAAACAGCTTTGCAGATCTGAACCCTGAAACACAGGAGACGATTGTAAAAATTGGGTTAGTGGCGATTGCGGCCGGCCCAACTTTAACAGTGTTAGGCGGCGTTCTAAAAGTGGCGGGTGGATTGTATACGGCTTTTGGTGCTGCCGGTGCCGGTTTGGCCACCTGGCGTGCCGGCATGACGCTGACTACCTCACTGGGAGCAGCCGGGTTGTCCTCACTCACAATAGGGTTAGGTGCTGTTGGATTAGCGGTTGCCAGCGTTGTAGGTGTTTGGGTAGCATGGAATAAAAACATCCGGGACACAAATCAGGCCGGAAAAGAAGCTATTGATTCTACCTGGAGCGATTTTTTTGCAAAACAGGTAGAGGACGGAAAATCTGCTGTTGAAATTGCCGATGCGTACACAGCAGCACAGCAACGTATGCGTGAACAAATGACAATGCAGGCAACAACTGACGCATCCGGAGGGATCGGGTTCAAATTTGAAGAAATTGCGAAATTATTCATTTTAAACAAAGATAATTTAGTAAACGCCTCTGAACAGGCATCTCAAGCTATTTTGGCAGCCAGTGATTCTTATGTTGAGTACGCCAATGCGATGCTGGATGCCGGACTAACCCAACAGCAGGTTACCATGCAGCAGTGGGAGGCGTATCAGGCCACAAAAAACACGGCTGGCGGGGTAGATGCACTGAGCGGATCGTATGAAAATTACTCCAAGATGATGGATGATCTCGATCTTAGCCAATCAAAAATGACCGAAGAAATGTTTAATACGGTTGCCGGTATTGAAGCGGTTGTTGGAGAAACCGGCGGATTGGAAACAGTGTTAGGAAATGTAAATACCTTGATGTCTGAATATACAACCGAACTATTGTTCAATCAGGCAGCGGCCGGTTTGGATGCTGAAGCTTCTATCGCGTTGGCTACAAAGATGGGGCTGATTGACGAAGCCACACTTTCCGCCATGACGAAACTGGAAGATTTGCGGAATCAGATGGATGACAACACACTTTCATCCGATGGATATTACGCTAGTGTTGACACGTTGAACGATATTATTGCAGAAATGCAGTCAAAAAATATCGATATCACAGTCAACCATATCGATACCTATACAAAAATCTATTATGAGACGAGAGAAGATCTTAACCGTGCAAACACCGGTGGTGACAACAGCCCGGGCGGTGTGCAACAAGCCAACGGTGGTGACTGGTTGGTAAAAGAACCGACTTGGTTTTTAGCCGGTGAAGCCGGCTGGGAAAGAGCGACGTTTGAACCGATTGGAAAGGGTTCGCGTTCCTCTTCCGGAGACACGCCATCTATCCAGTTCAATATTGGCAGTGTGCGAAAAGATGGTGACATTTTCAAATTGGCCCAACAGGTCGCTGAGGTTATCCGGAGGGAGCGGTTATGATCGGGTTACGATTTACAGACGGCACAACCACAGTGACAGTCAGCAATTTGACTGATGGTATTTTGACCGGTTATCAATCCGGAAATGAAAACCCGATCTCTGCTGAAACCAGCGAATTAGCCTATGTTGTTTTGCGCGGTACGCTTTCTGCAAAAATTGCAAACATTAACCTTTTAAACGGATTTTTTTTGAAGGCGAGGGAGCGGCAAGAAAAACAATTTTTAAGCGCTGTTTATGTAGAACGGGATATTGGCGATGGTGTGTGGTGGCGTTCCGAACTAATAGACGGTTTGGTAATGCTGAGTTCTGACGGGTTAGATGCGATTGGACGGTCTCCTGAAATTTCTGTTTCGTTTACCAGAAAAAATTATTGGGAGGGAGCCGAGGCGCAGATCCCGCTGAGCAACGGCAATGGCACCGACAATATTACCGGTTTACCCGTTTTTAATTGCAACGATGGGTCAGGCACAGCACCTGCCAAAAATAATAATTATGTCCAAATTGCTGCCGACATTATTGGCGGGGATTTATTCGCACCTATCAGGTTGGAAATGGTCAACGCGTTGAACTCGGCTTCACGCCTATATTCGGTGTGGATTGCGCACAACTCGGAAGCGGACCCGGCCAATTTTCAAAACGTGATTGAAGGGGAGAGTGTTGCGGCAGGTGGCAGTGACGTTATTGGCAGCGGTTACAGCGGTGGAAAATACCGGACAATTAGCTGGACAGGGGATAACCAGGTGTTGATTGCCAGGTGGACCCTAGACACCGCTTATCTGAACCGTTCGGCCTCCAACTGGTTCAAGGTCCTATCTGCTTTTGCGGCAGGTCCTTCTTCCAACACCAGGTTGCAATTAAAAATCAGATGGCCGGCCAGTGCTTATTTGACCGAAATTGGAAGTTCGCAGGAAGTGGCATTGGATACGACAAAACTGCAGGATATCGGGACGCTGCAATTACCGCCCTGGTTGGCTGGAGCTGGTGATCAAACCGACATCGCGTTATGTTTGTATGCCAGGAGGATAGGCGGGGGAACCGTAAATATTGATTATTTGCATATATCCCCGTTGGACAGTTACCGAATCCTAAAACCGCAAGGTTACGGGGCGGCTTACACGGTGCGGATCGTGGATGATGGAATCAATGAGTTGTTGTACACCGATGGCTGGACACCGGCGGGCAAAACCGGTCATTATGTTGGTATTGGCAGCCCGTTGTTACTCAAACCCAACAAACTGCAAAGAATCTATTTTTTGCAAAACGGTGACACCGGTGATATTTCGATTACCAGGACCTTGACCATAAAAGCTTTTTACCGGCCGCGGAGAGCGACTTTATGAACGGCTATTCGGTTCAGTTGTATAACCGCGATTTTTCGCAAATTTTGCGCCCGTATACATTGGCGTTCACGGCTGAAAAAGTATCATTTTCAGCTATTGGCGGGCCGCTGGAAGCGACGATCAAAGCTGCTGGTCCAATCATCGAACTTTGGGAAATGATTGAACGGTTACGCTGCCCAATCGAAGTAATTGCTCCGAATAAATCGATGGTTTGGTGGGGGTTTATCGAAGCCGTTACGATTGAAACAAAAAAAATCAGTGTTTCTGTTTCGTTAGAGCAGATGAGTAACAGGGTTTGCGTAACCTATGCCGAGGTCAACGTGGCCGGCGCGATTGGCGAGCGAAAAACAACGACCTGGTATGAAAATGCTGACAGCATTGCAACTTATGGAACTAAGGAACGGAGGCTTTCAAAATCACAGGCTACTCAAAGCGAGGCGGAGAATTATGCACAGACCCAAATTGAACGGTTGAAATATCCCTTAACAAAGCATTCATTTCTAAACACTGATGAAGGTTCTGAAGGAAACGTGGTTTTGACCTGCTCGGGCTGGTGGAAAACATTAGGCTGGAAATATTACGAATTTTTAGGCGGGAAAGAGAGCTATGAAGAAATTGGCATCGGATTGATGGCGATTGGTAAAGGATTGATAGCAGATACGATTTCATTTGAAGCTAATAAAATTACAAACCTATTAAAAAATCCGAGCTTTGAAGGCACCTTTGCTGCTGATCTGGCGCCTTTTTGGTCCGCGTATTCCACTACAGGCGCGACCGGAACCCGTGCTGAAAGCAGCGATGCAAAGTATGGGGCGAAAAGCCAAAGGGTGACCAAAACTGATAGCACCAGCGCGGCTTTTGGAATCATGAGCACTGATGTTTATGCAACAGGAGACTATGTCAATACCATTTCTGTCTACTACAAAGTTTTATCGTATATGGAGGGCGCCAAAATTACAATCAGAGCCTACAGAGCCAGCGGGTATTCGGCGCAGAACGAGCATATCATCGCGCCTCAGGATGTTGGTGAATGGAAAAAGATAAATGTTTCCTACGCTGATGCTCAATCCAATGAAAATTTGAGTTTCTATTTGTTTGCCAGTGTAAAGCCTGTTGATTTTATTGTTGACGGTGCAATGATGACAAACGGTTATGATTCCCCGGCTTATTTTGATGGGAGTTTTCCGCTGTGCACCTGGAGTGATGTTGCTAATGAATCATCGTCTGATAAATATGAGTCCAAAATAACGGATACAACCAAAAATTTGCTTGATTTTTCGGCAGGCGAGGTGGTTTTTGTGTCCGGAAGTACCAGTAACAACCAGGCGTTTACGATATCGACCACCAGGGACGTGGATGGCGGCGGTTGCTATTTGTCGGTTGAGGAAGCGGCAACGGACGAAACTGCAGGTGGAACGATCACGGTACAGGTAGCGGTGAAAAGTGCTCAAAGTTTCCAGGTCTCAACAACTGAGGGCTGGTTAGCCGCGTCGATCAGATTACGGATGAAAAGAGACGGGACACCTGTAGATAATGTGGTTGTATCGTTATTCAGTGATAGTTCCGGTGTGGGAACGTTGCTGGCCAGTGCTTCGTTACCCGGGACTGCAATCAGTGAAAACCTGAACTGGGTTGAATTTTCACTGGATACGACGGTATTTTTGGAAATTGCTACCAGTTACTGGATTGTGGTTGAACGGGACGGAACCATTGATTCAACTAATTTTTATAAGATTGATGCCAATGAAGACGTCTCTTACAGCAGTGGTGTGATGAAACTATGGAGCGGTGCGGCCTGGGTGGACCGGACACCGGATGCTGACATGCTGTTTCAGGTCGGCGGGGTGGAGGAAGCTACGGCGCAGCTGGAACGGATGCTGATTACTGGTGCGCAATTTTTCAGCGCGGTAGATATTGATATTGACAGCGGGGTGTATTCCTCGCCTTACCGGGACGGGGACACGACCGCTTTGCAAAGCGTGGAAGAACTGCTGAATTCAGGAACAACCAATTTCAGACGGATTTTAGCCAATGTAGATTTTCAGCGGCGGGTAAATTTGTACGAAGAGCCTTTAAGCGGCAGTAAAGATTATTATCTGATGTCCGACGGCAGTTTGCGTGACTGGATGAAGAGAAAAATCAATAAATGGGAGTACCCGGTGGGAGTGTGGGCACGACTGGCAGACGTCATCCCGGCTTCGGCCGATACCTTAAAAATATCCGATCCGAGCAAGGTTTTCATTGAAAAAATAGTTTTCAACATTGAAGAAGATGAAATTTATATGCAGGAACGCGATTATGTCGGATTGTTGGAGGTAGGATAGTTATGAGTTTGTTGGAAGAGATACTTCCGAAACTAAAGCCGTACGTTTTGGGCTGGATAACCGATGTGCAGCTCTCCTCAATTGGAAGTCATGATTTGAGCGGAAAACTGCATGCCGGCACGCTTTTTGACAGCCAGGCTCCACAGTTTTTGAAAACGGACGGGACCAGAGCGCTGATTGGAAACTTACTGGTTGCTGATGGTGCGATGATTGACGGGGTTGATTTATCTATTCTTGGCAGTGGGTTTGAAACGCACATCGCTAATGAAAATGCACATCACGATGTGGTTACTGTTTTGGACACGGCAACCATCGATATGGTGGTTACGGGGCAGCAGGTTTCTGCCAACGTTATTCTTTCTGCCAATTACACCTGGACCGGTTTGCACGTGTTCCAGCAAAACATGACAGCGCGCTCTATCTTTCCGGAACTAACAGACACGTACGATTTGGGCAGCAGTACACTGTTATGGCGCAAAGGCTGGTTGTCCGAACTGGATACGATCATTTTTTCCGAACAGACCATTACGCTTTTAGGCGGCTGGTTGATGATCACGAAGGATCAGGGAGCGTTCGGAACTGATGTTGCCGCAGGAGCTGCAACTATCGATTTCGGAAAAACGATGACACCCAATGATTTTTTGGTTATTCGTTCTAGCCTCCAATCTGAATATATTCAGATCGGTATTCTGGTTTCAGGAACAACATATAACGTTTCTAGGGATCTTGTTGGCAGTGGTGCAAGTCCGCATGATTGGCCGGCAGGTACTCCGTGGGCCTGTTTGGGTCAAAGCGGTAACGGCAGAATAGAACTAAATGCTTCCGACACTCCACGGATCCAGTTGCTGAAACAGGGCGCTTCTTATAACCTCCAAACCGAAGTGTTACGGATCGGAGACTTGAACGGATACGGGGATTATGCAACTGTTGAGTACGGTTTAGTGATTGGTGAGTATGGTGCGGCATTACCTAATCTGACATTCGACACCACCAACGGGGTGCGGTTACGAATCGGAACAACGGATTATATCGTGCTTGATCCTTCCGGTGATGCGCTGATTTCCGGAGTTTTACAAATGCCAGGAACAAACTCGGCTCTGGCCATAGGTGCGACGCCTCCGGTTTCAGCAGCCTCAGGTACGGGTCTTTGGTTGGATAGAACAGGTTTGTACTCTTTATCAAGCAGTGTGGAACAGGTGCGTATTGATGCGGTTGATGGGAAACTTTACGCAGGTAGTGGATATACAATCTTAGATAAAGATGGAATGACTCTAATTGCAACTAGTAACGGATTTTTGAGTACTCAATCGGTTGGGTGGAAAGATATAGAGGATCATGAGTTTGCAAACATATTTGGTTTTGTTGGAGCGGGTGAAGTCGGAATAATTACGAGAATCCTTGACCCCCTAAACATCAAAAACGGGTATTTCGGATTTGAAATTAGTCGGGCAAGTGCTACGCCTTACTCGATACTTAATTTCACTCTTGATCCTTTATTAGGAAGCAGTTTAATAGCTGGCGGAGCTGCAGATGGAACTCTAATAGTTTCTGGAAGAATTAGCAGTTATCTTTCTCTCGGAATGAAGGCTACGGCGACCGTTCCTACTTCCGACGGTGTTTATGGTGAACTCTATGTCACAAGTGCTGAGGAGCTCCATTACAAGTCTCCCTCCGGCGTAGATGTTCAATTAGGTAAATCGATTGAAGCAGCGAAATACACACAAACCAAAGCACAGTCAATTCCTACCGCAACAGAAACAATACTGGATTTTGATGTACTAGATTTTGATACCAATACATTGGTAACAACTGGCGCAAGCTGGAAATTTACTGCAAAAAAAGCTGGCATATATTCAGTAGAAATAAGTTTCTTAATTAATAGCATAGCTTGGACTGCTGGAAACATTGCCAGATTATTTGTTTATAAAAATGGATTCGGCTTTTCTTATTTATCTCGTCATACGACAATTAGCAACGTCACACAATATTTGCACATGTTTGGCTCTGACAAATTTCAATTGGAAGTAGATGATTATTTGCACATTACACTTTATCACACTAATTCAAGTGCTGTAACATTGTATACAGACCCAAAATACAATCACATTTCTATTGCGCGAGTGGCTTAAGTAATTATGGACGAACAATTTTTCTTTGATGTAATGGAGGTCACATGAAACTAAATCTTTTCAATCTTTACAATGTTGGCACCCAGAATGCGATTCGCGTACTGGGAGAATCGAAAACGGCGGATGTTCCGACTACTCAGACGTGCATTAGATTGTTGAGCGCTTCTAAGGTACACGAAGAAGAGTATCAGGCCGTAGTTGGTGTGATCAATGAGCGCTCAGATATCAAAGAGTTGTTGAAACGGTTCGAAGAAGCACTTCCTGAGCAAAAGAATCAGATCCAGGGATCGATTCAAAAAATTGTGATGGAAGAACTTCAAAAAGCCGAACTGCAACTTACAATAAGTAATTTAACTTTCGATCAACTCTACAGTGCCGGTTTGAGACCGGCCGATATATACGCTTTAGAGTGGTTGATGGTTGAGAAACAAGAGGAGAAAAACTAATGGCAATACAACTTTCTGTGGCTGTAAGAAATGCCCGCCTGGATGCTATTGAGACGGCAATCGGGGCAAGTGCGATTTTAAAAATCAGGACAGGAGCGGCTCCTGCAGATTGTGCAGCAGCTGACTCGGGTACAGTTTTGGCAACATTGAACTTACCAGCCGATTGGATGGCTGCGGCAGCAGCTGGAGCGAAAGCAAAAACCGGTACGTGGCAGGACGCTGCGGCCGATGCAGCCGGAACTGCTGCCCATTTCCGATTGTATGCTACTGACGGCACCACATGTCACCTGCAAGGTACCCTGACCATCACGGGTGGTGGCGGAGACATGACTTTAGACAACAACGTGATTGCTGTAGGCCAGGTTGTTACCATCACCGGTTTCACTTTAACCGACAATAACGCGTAATTTTTGAAAAATACATTCCTAACTCAGGCTAAAAACTTGAGTTAGGAATGCTTGAAGAGGTAAAAAATGTCCGTTGCAAACCTAACTTTAGTGACGGGTAACGATCAGGGACAGCAGGCAGGAGACGCGGGCGCGGTCTCTTTGGGCGCTTCGATCGTTTCGATACGAAATGCTGCTCTGGATGCTACCAGGCGGCATTTAGGTTTGCGATTTGCTGTGACAACCATTCCGCAAGGATCGACAATTAACTCCGCATTTCTGAACCTTACCAGCTCGCACGGTTCGGTAGATGATTTGCGCTGTGACGTATACGGGCATGCAATCGACGCGTCGGACAGTTTCGAGACCAGTTCGGGAGACCCGACAGTTTTTCAACGGGCACGCACGACGGCTACCGTGAACTGGGTGGAGGCCAACTGTGCGCTTGGAGCTACTCAGTCAATCGGGGTAGCAAGCATTATTCAAGAAATCGTGGATCGAAGCGGTTGGGCCGAAACAGAAATAACCCTTATTTGTATCGGCAGTCCGGATTTTACCGATAACTACCAGGCGCATGGCATTACAGGAACTACTCCGCCAACGCTCGATATCGACTATACGGCTCCGGCCGGAATAGAAGGTACACTTTCGGTCACACTGAATTCTTTGTCTTTAGCAAGTGAAGGGGCGGTAGGCATTTTCTCTGAGGGAACACTAGATCAAACATTAGCGTCCCTTTCTCTTGTGAGTGCCGGTACGGTAGAGACTGTGGGAGGGCCGGCAGTTCCTACAATCACGCCAAACACTGCTGACGCGTACAATTTCGGTATTGATACTACACCTACTTTAGAGTTTACAGGTGACGATGCCGATGCTGGAGAAACCCTCAGATACCATTTCCAGAGCAGTGAGTCCAATACATTTCCGACCACGCCGGTTCTTACCAAACAGAACATTGAAACGGATGTTGGTACAGTACATGCAAACAACGTTTCAGGTGAAGGTACGGAGGATGATAGACCGGGTAATTCGTTTCTGGGCAGCGGAGGAATGCTTGATTCCATTCATCTGAAATTAGGTATTCAAGGCACGCCTGTTGGAACCTATTATATAAAAATATACGAGATCCAGGGCACGTTTGGAACAAATGCCGAGCCTCTCAATGCTGCCGAACCTGCCAGTACTCCTACTCCTGGCCATATTGCTATCTCGGACGGTTTTACTGTTCCCGGGGATTTGACCACCTCCGGCATAGAAAAGACAATAACCTTTTCCGGTGCGAACAGGATAAGGTTGGAGGCCGGTCACGCTTATTACTTTATCCTGAATTACCTCGGAACAGGTGATGCGTCCAATGCTCCGTTCTGTTCTGTAACTACTGCCCACACGTACGAAGGGGACTGCTATAACGATGGGCAATCTGTAGCAAATAATGGATATGAAATTGATTGGGAAGTTTGGTTCAAACTGTATGAGGCTCCCTTTCTGTTAGATAAGGTTTCAAATGTCGACGCCGGCTTTCTCAACACTGTGGATTCCGGTAATCTCGATCCCTTTACTAAGAATCAAAAAATCTCTTTTACAGTTCAGGCCGCAGATGTTTTAGAAACCAATACTTATTATTGGCGAGCACGGGTAATAGATCCCTTTGGTTCCAATACCTATTCGGATTGGACAACGGTCAGGTCGTTCATTATTTCTACCGATGCTTCCGGAGTTCTTTCCGTAACTCTTGCTTCGATCTCTCTTTCGTCTGCGGGTGTTGTAGATGTAAACGGAGCATTAGAAAAGGCATTAGATGTTTTGACCGGAAGCGGTCAGGGGATTGTTGATGTACAGGGATCCTTAACAAAAACTCTCTCAGTGCTGACTGTCTCCTCTCAAGGGATTATCGACATAGAAGGGATTTTGTCAAAGAGTTTAGAAATACTGACCCTGGATGCTTCGGCCACTGTAGGAAGCATCCCGCTTGAAGGCGTGCTATCTGCAACTTTGGAGCTGCTTACTCTTGCCAGTCAGAGCAGTGTTGAAGTTCAGGGATTGCTTGGAAAGACGTTGGCACAACTGGCTATCGATTCCCAAGCGGGGGTAGAGGTCCAGGGTACACTTTCCGAACTCCTGGACCAGCTTTCACAAGTCGCGACTGGATCGGTTAATGTCGATGGTATAGCCAGCAACACTTTGGAAACACTAACCATATCTTCGGAAGGTGCCGTTGAAGTAGAAGGGACAGCAAGCCCTGCGTTGGAAGCTTTAACATTGGTGGCGATAGGTTCTGTGGGAACGATAGTAACAGAAGGTGAGGTGATCCAAACTCTAGCCGCGCTAACGGCAATTGTTATCGGTACAGTACCGGTTCAAGCCCTCCTGTCAAAAACACTTGAAGCCATAACTCTCGTTTCTGTCGGTGCTGTACCGATCACAGCTTCTTTAGCTGAAAGTTTTGAAGCACTAACCCTTGTGTCTGTTGGAACCTCTCCAATTGTAGGAGATTCGGATAAAACACTCGCAGTACTTACGATGACAGGCTCTGGCACTGTAGGAACAATAGTTTCTGAAGGTGTGCTAAACCAAAACCTGGAATCATTAACTATTGTCGCTTCAGGAAATGTACCCGTGTCTGGCCAATTGATATGGTTGCTGAGCACACTGACCCTGGTAGCTCAGATACGATCCGGACAGACCGCGGCGATAAACCTTACTTTGCAAACCCGTGCCGGTTTGGGTCCGTTATCAGCAGACAAAAATGAGGTTGCAATGGATGTGCGGCATAAAAACATTGTGTTGAATCCACGAAATGGAGCATTAAAATGAGCAGAAAAATAGGCGATTTTTTTCAAGGTGTTGATGAAAGGATTGTTTATTCGGTAACGACCACGGCATGGGGCAGCAATCCGACCAGTGTTGTTGTGACGGCTTATGCTTACAACGGTACCTATACGGATGTGAGCGATACCGTGCTGGTAGGAAGCCCTCTTGTGGAGGGGGACGTGATCACATTACCGGAATTATCCGGATTAACGCTGGATATGATTTATCGCATCGAGGTCAAATTTACGAGCGAGGGAAATGTGTTTGAGCCGTGGTTCCAGGTGACTGCGGAGCGGTAATAAAAAATCCGGCATGATTTACATGCCGGAAGTGTCGGATAGAGGGGGACTACCCGTACAAATAAATTATAGTTGATTTTTGAAGAGCAAGCTTTTTTTATGGGATTGTTGTTTTGTCAATTTCTGAATACAGTTGGTTTTCATTGTAGAAAGATTTGCATTCTTCCGGGGTTCTGCGTGAGCGTAAAAGCCCTTGCTGTACCCTGTATAAAACTTGTTGGCTGACAGTACCTTTTTGTGATGCTTCTTTGGTTTGCAAGAAGTTTTCTATATCGGTTTCAAGGATTAATAACGATTTTTTATAAAAAACAAATGATTCATGTTTGATGAACTTGGGGATGTCCTGCTGTTTTAGGATGACTGTTTCATCACGTAAGCGGCTTTGCGTGCCATTCATGGTGCAGACCGGAACACAAAGAATAAAACCAGTGGATGGATCACGGTTTGTGATAATAATATGAAGGTGTCTTTTTTCACCGGATGGAAATGGCAATATGAAACAATCCCCTGGTGCTGTAGTGAATGCCATTGATTAGAATTAAACCCCTGCCCACTCATTCATGGTGAGGAGGATTTCTTTTTGTTCCTCCGGCGGAATACCAACTGCGGTCATGATTTCTTCGTACTGGACAGGGATGCTTCTTTTCTCGGTCTTGTGATATTCCGGCAATCTGTGCGTAAAATCTACCAGACGCCATTGGTTCCAACTGCCAAATTTTTGATAAATTTCTTCCAGAATATCAAGTTCTTCGGCGCATAACGCACCGATGCCAGGATCAGCAATCATTTTAACAAAGTGTATGCTTGACTTGATTATGAAATTATTCCAAAAATCACCAAAAATGCTTTCTCCCTTGATTACATTGTATGTTTTGCTAAGGAGGAGACCGTTTTTCATAGAGCAGTAGGAATCATAAGTGATTGGTTCACCGGCTTGCCGAAAGGCTTCCCGATCAGCCAGGTACATCAATTTTAATAATTTCAGATAATTTATTGGTTTGTTGTTGTTTTTATTGATAAAAAAACAAGCCACCTGGGTAGCTTTGCGCTCATCATACCTGGCGTTTACCATAGTATTCCCCTGTTCTCCTGATTTTCCGACTAGTGGAGGAGTGCATACACCGTGTTCACAACGTTCACACTATAAGCTCATTATATGTTTAATGTTTGTTGTTGTCAAAGGAAATTTACAGGTTGGTTTTTTTTCTTGACCGGATAAGTTTCTGATCGGAAGTGTCGACATAGTACCAGCGGCGCGACGCTGCGCAAATACTGCAATGAATCACGGCGCTGCCTCTGATACTGCCTGAGGTAGCAGCATGATTGCATGACTCATGGGTTTGTTGAGCGTCGCGGAAAAGGTGCAAAAAATTATTGTCGATGAATCCCAAAATATGCCCGTTGGGACAATGCCAGTAAACAGGGATCATGCGCGCTTTTTGCCTTTGTAAGGGGAGCATAGAAAACATTTTGAGCGGCGCGGATGATTGGTGACGAACCATTGACCGCAGGAACATTGGACAGCGTTTAGTACCTGAGTGCCGGCCGGGATTTCTCCGGAAATTGGATTTACTAGGGATGTTTGGGGCAGTCCGAGAACCAACCTGCTGCCGGCATGTTTCGGCTCATGGCCATTGTAAATACGCTGGATGGTTGCATGGCTGATTTGGTTGCCAAAATTTTCTTTTGCGATTCTGCGAAAGCTATTTTTAGCACGATAAAGTGCCGTGATGTCTTCTCGTACCTGCTGAAAAGTGTACAGTGAGTGTACACCTGATTTTTGATGTTTGGCAGCTTTTGGCAACATGGTTGAGATGCTCATTTATAGATGTGATTGACTAAGGCAGTTAATTTGTCTGCCAGTTCTTTTGCTTCTTCTACGGAAATGCGCGGATCAGCTAATGAGAAAATTGATAAAACTGTATCACGGGTTTGCGGCTGTGGTGTTGGGTTTGAGACGCGTTGTCCGTCTAAAAAACCTGAGGCTTTGCAGTTCTGCTGAAATTCTTCGATGCGATGGCGGAGATTATCACACCATTCAAGTTCATTTTTACTGCCGTCAAAGTTAACAGCTGCGGCGTAGGTGGACAACCGGTAACCGGCAATCACCAGGTCTTTCGCAACTGACAGTTCTTTGTTCAATTGCTCAATTTCAGCGGTTAGTTGCTGAGTTTCTGCGGTTTCAATATCAGATTTTCCGGAAAAATACTCCAAAGTATTTTCCTGCATTTTATAATGCTTTTCCAGACGATCAAAAATCTGGTCTATATTTTTGGCATCTTTTACAATCGCATCGATTCTTGGGTGGGTGGTCATATTTTTTCCCTTATCGTGGTCATTTTTCCATTTTTTATAGATTTCAAATTCACTCATCATTCACCGTCCTGTTTATAAATCTCTTTTCCGCACATGGGGCAAAACCTCATGATTATGGTTTTGTTTTTGCGTCTTGTTTTACCTGATTTTGTAGGTTCATCTGCTTTTACTCTAATGCCATAACCAGATCTATTACCTTTTCTCCAGTTATAAAGCAATGCAAAACTATCAGATAAATTTACGTGCTGCTGTTTTGCTAACTCTAAAAAACATACATGTTCTTGTGTATCAAGGTTTTCCATTATTCGCTGTCCTCCGCCGGTCTAAACATACTAAGATAGGTACGGACAACCACCCATAAAATTAGTGCGAGGATTAGAGGGATTAGGCATTTCATCATTCCCTGCCTGCTTTCAATTGCTTGATAAAATCTATTATGTCCATCAAACAACCTGCACTATAAACAGCCTGGACAGTTGGAAAATAGCTGTACTGCCGCCATGCAGGATACCATTTAACTATTCCTAATTCTTCTTTACTGCGGTTATTTCTTACACTCCATACGCTGGTTATTTTCTTCTGGTCGGTTTTTATAAAATGAATAAATTCATATTCTGTTTTCATTCAATCCTCCTATCAATTCTCTTGCAGCATCAAGCAATTCTCCATTGACGCGCCAAGATAATTCTCCTTCTTGATCCGCAAGCATGCAGGCATCGTATAAATTTTTGAGAGCTGTTTTCAGATCTTCGATACTTTTTTGTTTGGTTTTTACTCTCACAAAATAGCTGGCAAGTTTGGACGAAAGAGTTGCATTATCCGCTTGAACCCGCTCGATCTCGTCAAGGGCATCAATATATTGTTTTTTACTTACTACTGTCATTCCCATTTCGTACAGGTGTGATCTTAAAAACTCCCGTTGTCTAAATATAAAATCCGCCGTAAACTTCGTGTTCTCAGTCATTATTTTATTAAATCTTGATGGTGACCAATCGCAGGTTGTGTTAGTTTCTTTTGCGCCAAACAAAGCGATACAGCGCGTAAAATGGTAACAATCATTACAGGTTTCGCCTTCTGGCAATTTCATATCGTCGCTCATCTCTCCCCTCCCTGGGGATGTTATTTGGATTAGTCCTATCCACCGACGCTTTCCTTCTGCTTGGGCCAGCTCAGCTCGTAGTTTTTCATTTTCATTACGCAATTGTGATATTTCTCGAACAACTAAATTGATTGAACGTCTAGAAAATATTTCACGACCGTTTCTAAATTCTGAAATAAAAGCATCAACAGTATTTATTTTCATTTCCTGTTTCTCCTACGGCTTTTCTTAGCCTGCAGCCTTTTTGCCCGCGCCTTTTTTTCTAACTGTTTATCGCGTTCAATTTCTTCCTGGTCAATCCAATGTTTTTTACTTCTAACCGGCTTGGTTTCTGTGGATTGACCAATCATGTTCGCCATTGTTATTAATACTTCTGGGTTCATCTCAATCTTCCTTTCCGTACCTGATGTAGAATCTGTTTTTATTCCCGTCTTTCCGGATTTTGCACCAGTCACGCTCGAAATCGCGCAGTGCCTTTACCAAGCTGGTTTTGATCGAGTGGTAATGATGTCTGCCGTCCAGTTTTTTGATCAGTTCTGTCAGGTCAATACCCGGGTTGTGCTTAATAATTTGTTTCACAGAATCCATTGTTTGTTTATACGGCGTGTAGTATCCGCCATTGCTACTACCTGCAACACTGTATGATTTGGGGTAAGTTTCTAATCGCTCCAGAAAATGTTTAGCATATCTGGCATACTCCCTCATAAGCTTTGGCCGGATCACCTCATCAATCGAATATCCATAGTAAGATTGTGTAATTTCCAAAATTCCGATTTTGAAATGTTTTGCAAGGTCAGCTTCTATTCCACTGTCTCTGCGACCAGCGAAATAACCTTTTTTTCCCGGAACGGCTATTGACCTGTAATGTACCTGCCATTTTCTGGCCTGGTCGATCACTTTTATTCCAAATGAAGTTTTGGTTTCGATTATCCAAACTATGTTATGTCTGACCGCGACAATATCAGCAATTGATTCTCCATAATTCACTTCCTGCCAAACCTCCCAGTGTTGCGCTGTCAACCAATCGATTACTATTTGTGCCAGTTCAGTTTCTTTCATGATCCTACCTTTTTGGGCTTAGTTCAGGTCTGTGAAAATAACCGTCTTTGATGGCTGTTTGGTCGCAGGAGGAGCGGACAACTTCGTTGAATTCGTCAATATTGAATGTGCAAACATGGATCTGTCTTGAAAGGTTATCTGCATTTATCCGGTCGGACAATTCGAATACGTTCATGGGGTGGTGCTGCATCTGGCAATAAAAACAGGTTTCCATCGTTTCCCCTTTCAAGAAAAATCATCGATATCATTTTCAATACATGCCAAAAAAGAATTTTTAGCCCATTGCCTGAGATCCTTGTCGTGATTTGGTTTTGGATCTCTATCAAAATCCTTTTTCACCCATTCAAGAACGTTTTTTTCATAGAATGAAAGCAAGGCAATTGTTATTTGTTCGGCACGAGAAATTTTTATTAATCCAAAACGCTTCAGTATTTTATTTAATAGTTTTCTCATTTATTTTTTCCCATTCTTTTTTCCACGCATCTGTCCAATCGACTTCAGTACATTTCCAGTTGTATTTTTCCCGGTTGTCGATAAACCCCATACGCTGCGCAATATCTTTTTCCACCTGGCCGTCATCAAGGTAAGCACCAAGCAGCGCGAGATCAATTTCGCAAATGTTTGGATCATCAACCAGCATGTCCTCGTTATATTTTTTACAGCGTTCGCAATTGGATGCCTGCCAGTCAGAAAATTGAGACCCGTTTGCAAAGGGACTGTATTTTTCAGGTTTGATTGCCATGTTTTACCTACGGTTCATTTTCTAGAAATTGTGCCAAAGGTTGACATTACCTTCATCGTTTTCGTCACCTTGATCATTTTCATCATCTTCAATGTCTTCAATGTCTTCTAATAAAAAATTTGTGTCTTGGCGGATAATAGTTTTTTCCGGCAGCAGTTCGTAGGCTTGAATCGGTCTTGAATAGTTTCTGGCACAAAAAGCGGTGGCAATTTCTTGGCTGCATGGGGTAATGGAGTAAATCGCATTTTGACCGAACAGCCTGGTAAAAGCCGGCTGCCCTTCAGTTTCAGGAACATCGATTCGAATAAATCCCTGACCAGCAATGGTTTGTTCAGTAACACGTCCCGCCATTTTTAGATGGCCAAACAATTCAAGCAGTGCCCAGGTGTCAAATGTTGAACTTTCTGTAGTTTTATACGGTTGTTTTGTTTCCATTACTTTTCTCCTCAGCTTAAAGTTTCTATTAATCTTTTCAGGATCATTTCCATAACCGGAGGGGTGACTGCATTCCCGTATTGTTTGACACGGTCCCGTTCCGTGCCCAAAACCACATAATCATCCGAGAAAGCCATTGCCCTTCCGACCTCGTGAGATTTCAACATTCGAAAAGTGAGGTCATCAACGGTCAAACCTTGCAAAGCACCGATTAATCCGGCTTTATGAACACCGGTAATGGTGTGGATTGGCTCGGTCAAACCGCTGGCATTGTGCGTGCCGTAGTAATATGTCAGGAAGGCATCGGCTGACACTAATCCGTGGTGGCCACCGCCTGCGGTCACGCACATCAAAGGTTCATCGATCCCGGCAGCTTTTGATTGTCCGCGCAATTCTGCAATGAAAGCCGGGGGAGTAGATAAAAGCGCGTGATGATCCATTGTTGTTATGGTGCCAAACGGATCATCCAACCCAAGCGCTTTATGTTTTGGATCCCCGCCATATTGCTTGCTGAGAAATCCAACCAATCCCATTGTTTGCCGAGTAGTTTGGGTGTAATCCGGATCCGAAGCGCTAATTGTGAGATGATCAGAAGCCTGCGTGTGTCCAGTTTCTACCAACCAGGGAAAAACAACGGCATGACTGGAATCACCAGGTTGTGTAGGCATTGGATCGGTAACAGCATTCTTGACCCTGCAATCGATCCCACTGGTATACCGGCCGGTCACGATAAGCGGGTTGCGACCATACTTTTCCAGCCCGTATTTAATTCTCTCCATCGTTTTTGGTTTGAGCGGAATTTTCCGGTCACCAATCCGTTGGGAAATGATGGACCAATCGATAGCATTGAATGCTGCGTAATAATAGGGATGCACTTCCAGGTTGCAATTTGGGCAGCGGTAAAAATATTGCGCTTTATAACGGCCCCAATGTTTTTGTTTTTTCCAGGTCTGGATTGCTTTTACCGTTTTGCCGCAGTGATTGCATGGTGCAATTGGTCGAATATCGAGATCCGGAATTGTATTTCCACGTTTCCAGAAAACGGTGTACATCCGGTCGCGGCTTTGCGGTGTTGGCCAGGCAAACATACTGTTGAAATAAACCGCCTTATGGTCATAACCCAGGGCGTGCATGGCTGACAACCAACTATCCCATAAACGCCATTTGCCGGCATCGACCACATTTTCGACAACGATAATTTCATAATCATGGTATTCGGCAAATCTGGGCACATCCCACATGGTTGCCCGGCTGCGTTCCTCTGCAGGGTCAATCAGCACATTGTCGAAAATGTCACGCTCGTAAAATCTGCGCGGTTTTCCTTTGGCCAGGCTGTGATTTGTACAATTGGCGACTACGATGCCCTCTACTACGTAACTATGATCATCAGCGACTTCAAGATTATAGACTTCGATATTTCTTTGGCCTGGCTTGATACTCTTAATGAGTGACCACGAGTGATCAGCATCCTCAAATGCACTGCGCTCTGAGGCGTTGTTTTCCCAAGCAACTGCCCAGATCGGCAGTGTATTTACATGACGGCCTTCGATGATGTTGGTATGCTGTTCGTATCGATAGATGCCTGCTCGGTAACCCAGGCTTTCAGCCAGCATGCGCATGCCCAGGGCAAGTGCTTTCGAGACTGTGTCGGCGCGCGTACGACGTATTCCGCGATGACCATCTGCGGATAGATAACCCTCTAACAGTGCCCCTCTAAGTGATTTAGGCATTTCCAGAATCCAGCCAGGAAGATATTTATGTTCTGCCCCGCGGCCGAAATACTGAGACAACCATTTCCCTTGCTGTCGGTCATAAAGTACAAAATTCATTGCTGTGCGTTTGCGATAGGCTCTCCAATTTCCGCCCGTGACGTACAGTTGAGATTCCAGATTGGCAGCTTTATGATAGCCGCATGAAATAACAACTTCTCCATCACCTCCGAGCGATCCATCACCGAGCCACCGGCCAACAAGCCACCATGCAATTTCTTCGTTTTCTCCGAAACCCACTGGCATCGGCCAAGCTTCAGCGATAACTTTAATAGGAGTACACCATCGGTAAGTGCCTCTGGCCAAATCTTCGGCAGCAAGCCATTCCGGATCCCCGTAAATTCGCCGGTTATAGTCGCGCTTACGGTTATCCCATTCCTGTGATTGAGTGCGAACATAAAAGCGATGGTTTGGTGTTACCTCGATACCTACTGTATGACCCTGTCCCCTGATGATTACAGTGTCTCCAATGCTCTTTTGGGTTCGAACGACGGGTCGCCAGCGATTCAAATGTGTTAGCACGCGATCTCCTATTTTCACCTCTTCGATGGGTTTGAAGCCTGTTTTTGTCAGTACAAGGGATCCTGCAGGAAAGCACTCAGGCGACGTGATCAAAATATTGGTAGATGGATATCTGCGCGGATCGGTTGCTGAAATATCGGTACAGACATGGTCTACATTTGGAAAATTTGAATTATGTGTTTCAATTGCCAGTTTCCAGTGATTCATTGCTAATTTGATTTCCGCACCGGCACGCGTTGCTCCGATGGATGATCCGCCGGCTCCGCAGAATTGATCTGTTACGGTCAGATAGGAGTTTTTCATTTGATATCCATTGATAATACTTTTTGCACCGCCATTGATTTTCCGTCTGTGTAAACCGGTTCCACAAATACATCGCCGTCAATGTCTTGGTCGCTCCATTTGTTCGGCCAGGTGTTCAACTTCCATAGTTCACGAATTCTATTTTCTTCCTCTTTGCAAATCAAATTCACACCGGCACGTTTTTGAATATCCAGCACAGTATTCAAACCGTATTCTCTGGCTGCCATTGTCAACGGTCCCAAGCGCTGGGCGTTTTTACCCCATTGGCCATCTTTGCGCATTTCAGGAACAGCTTTCCGCTTTCGGTACTTTGCCTGGGTCAATTCACGGTAAAGCGGCTTTAGCTCAAGTAACGGTCGTAAATGTTCCCAACGCGGCATTTTTACCAACCGCTCAAGCGCCGTATCGTGATCAACAAGATTACATCCGACGCATCCGGTTCGTACATCTTCTTCGCCATAGATTGCGGCAATTCCGGAAGTGTCAAATCCGTGCCTGCTATCAAAATATAACCAATCGTAGACATGGCACAATCGCCAATGGAGAAGCGGAGCCAATGTATCTGCTACCGCCTCGGAACTGGCATTTTGAAACCAACCCTGGCCACACTCGCCGGCGTCTTTAGAACAAGATATCGCAATACGCTGGTCTCTGGCGGCGCTTTCGCCTAAACGCACGCCGGTCAGCATCAGTAGTTTTTCATCACTGCTGGTACGTAAACTTTCCAGTGCCTGCAACATCGGCTCTACTTTTATTTGCGGTGTACACCAGCGAAAACGGTTTTTTGGTGGGGGAACACCGCGACCAAACATATAAACGTAAAACCTTTGATCAATTTCCGGTAAAACTACTCTGCTTTGAATGAAATCTGTTTTGTTCAATTCTCTCAAAATCTGAACTGCGTTATCCCGTAATGGAGGCAGTTCCATCCGGGTATCTGCATACAGAACCGTAAGAGTTTCTGGTTTTATAACCAATCTGGAATTGATAGCCCAAACAACAAAGGTTAGTGTAGCCGTAGAATCCTTGCCTCCGGAATAAGCCAATGCCCAATGTTTGTAACGGGCTCCATACTCATTCAAAGACGCGATACTCAATTGCACAGCATCATCCAGTTGCATACGGTAGTTGTCAAAAAGGGATGCTTGTTGTCTCATTCTGTAAAACACTTTCCGATATGCCAGATTTCTATAGCATTACCGTCTTCGTCCCATACGCCCTGCGTTTCACCTTTTTGTACAGATTGCGTTTCTGCCAGGTTTGAAGCCTGTGGCAAATCGTCAAAGAAGGGGTCATTTTTATCCGGAAAATCTAATGTTCCTACCTGGTATTTCATGCCTCAGCCTCCTGCATCCAGGGTGAGCAATCTGTGCAAAAGTAAAATTGTTTTTTTGAGTAATTCTTGGTCAGCACGCCGTTGCGGTGGGTAAAATAGGCTCGCATCGCTTTGTAAATCACGTCGTGATCGGCATGGGATTCGAGCGCGCAGATCCACTCATCCAGCAGCCGTTGACCTTCTGGACAAAGCGTGATGAATACTTTTCTTGTAATGTAAACTCTGTTTTTTAGTATTTTATTTGTAACCATTTCGTCTTCCTTTCAATATCCCATTTGCCGCCAACAACCATAATGCTGCGAGGTTGGCCGGCTGAGTTTTCGATCACTCCGTCTTTTACCAGCTGCCTGATAATGTAGGCCGTATTGGAGGTTGAATTGATATGGCAGGCATCGGCAATCTCTCTGATAGTTGGGGAGTTGCCATCATGCAACCTTTTATATCCAATGATGTAGGCGAGTACCTCTGAACGGCTGTGTTTATTTCTATGTGTTTTCATAGTATTTACCGCAACTGGTGGGAAAGTTTTTTTAATTTTTCAGCACTGAGTGTGACGGTTTTGCCACCGCTGGAAAGGGTGACCTCACTAACTCCCGGTAAGGAAAGCTGTTTGGAGTGGTCAATATGCTCCGCTGCTATTGATAAATCTTTATTCCACAGGCCGTGACGCTCAATTATTTGATGGAATTCTTCGATGTCGTGGGGACGGATCGAGGCGGTGCCGTCATCCATTACGCAGTGGGTTAATTCGTGGTCCATGAGCGCCTCGCGGATTTTGTTACTGCTGCGCTCCCAATCCGGTTTTGAGACCCAGATGATAAAATCGGCACCTTCCAAAAGTGCTTTTAGTTGCAAACTTACTTTTTGGGCATGAGAAATTGTCAAACGGCCAGAACTTACAGCAGCTTCGCTGCGATACAGAAATACGATATGCGCTTCTTCCAGCGATGGGTGGTATTTGTAAATCAATTCTCTGGCGGTTGATAAAACTGTTGGTGAAGCTTCTTCCCAAGATACTGACATTTCAAAACTCCTTTCTAACCTGGTAGATTCAAATAGTTTGTCAAAACGGCAACGGCTTGTTCCCAGCCGTGACAGACCGTGGCGTAATAGTTTTGTTTCATAAGTGCATCGATCCATTTGCGCTGTTCAGGACCAGGGTAATTCGTAAGTGATTTCATTTCGATAAACAGACCGTTAAATTCACCACGTGCGCAGGGCAAAAAGATATCTGGAACACCTTTTTTTACACCTTCGGCTTTCATTTTGGCCGCTACAGCAATGGATGTGCGGGTTCCATTTGGAACCGCAAAGAGCAGTTCCAGCTCGGGATAATTAGCAGTGTTGTAACCTGCCCATTGGAACAGAGCAACTTGATCGGTATGCTCAGACATTGGTTTTCTCAGTTGTAAGCGGCATGTTGATAAAATCAAACAAAGTTGGTGATAATTTTTTTTCTTCGGCATTTTTGCAATACTTTAATCCAGCTTTGTAATACTCTTCACCTAATTCAATGCCGTAGCCTACGCGCCCCATTTGAACAGCGACATAGGGCACTGTAAAAAGACCGGCGAAGGGATCGAGCACCATTTCGGCTTCACCCGTTATTTCGGGATCGGAGGTGAAGCGCTCGATTAACCTGCGGACAATATCCAGCGGTAAGGGACAAACATGCGCCTCCATTTTGCGACGCTGCTGTTCGCTGTTCAAACATTGCATCGCATTGACATCATCCCAAACCCAAATATTATTACTTGTAGGTGGTTCGGCAAAAAATGAGGAGGGAAGATTGTTCATTGCTTCCAGATGTTCAAGCCGCTGGACATGGGCATCGTAATCGTACGGTTTTGTATAAATCAACGCGTTGCCGTCTGAGCGCCAATAACTATGCGCATCTATTTGCCAGCGTGCCCGGGTGTATTTTTTCTTGCTATGTACAATCGGCTTATCGGCATAGGCTGTTGTGTTGGAACTTGGCGGTTTGCGGAAAAGAAGGATTTTTTCCGGCAACCCGACACCCATTTTTGAGCCGTCTTTACACATTTCTGACCAACCTAAACGGTACGTGCTGTTGTTTTCACGGACAACATCGGTGGTTATAAAGATTTCACCGGCGAACAAAAACCCGTGCTTTTTGAATGCTGCCCAGGTCATGTATGAAAACATGCTGGTTTCCATAAATCCGGAAAGATTGGCATGCCCGTAACGGATCAGATCTTTTACATGAATAGCGGCGATACGACCAGGAATTAGAACTCTGAAAAGTTCGGGGATTAGAAAATCCATTTGATCAAAGAACTTTTCATCATTTGCGTTGTGACCAAAATCGTTGTAACTGGCTACGTATTCGTAATGGTTGGAAAATGGAATGCTGGTAATAATGCTATCAATTGAATCATTTGGAATGTTCGGCATTTCGGCGACACAATCATTATTAACGGCCGTAAACAGTTTTTGTTTTGTTGCCATACGAGTAACTCCTAAGCTGCGGGACAGACCTGTTTTGATAGCGGACAAACTTAAACCATAGGTCTGGATGATGGTTTGCATTTTTGTTATCAAAACGTCGTGTTGTTTCCATTTGCGTTTCAGAATTTGAACAATGCCGTCTTCAGATTCGGCAAAAATTATATGAATTTCAACAGTATTTTTTTGCATGAAGCGCTGTAAGCGATGAATTGATTGGATAAAATCCTGAAAGCGAGACGACGGGTCAACACCTAAGTAAATGGCTTTGTGGCAATAATGCTGAAAGTTGCAGCCACTACCTGCAATTTCAGGTTTACTGGAAAAGATTTGTATTTTTCCGTGGGTAAAATCAAGAATTCTTTGTTCCCTGATTTCCAGTTTTTGTGATCCGAAAACAGTAACCACGTCAGGAACCGCTTTTTCAATGGCGCGGCGTTCATCTTCGCGATGGTGCCAAATAATCCAATGTGCGTCCGGATCCGTGGCTAAAATTTCCTGCATTTTTGAAACACGGTCGGTTAAAGTTGCTTTGTTTTCTGCCGAGGCTTCGCTGATGCCGGCTGAAGCATTTGGAATCAAGCGGTGTTGGCCATAACTATCTACCTGAGACCATGCGCGTTGGTAATCAATCGCTATTCTGTGCCAGTGAATTTTCAGGTCCGGCATGACATAGCCTTCATCACCATATCCGAGATCGGAAGGCTTGCTGACAAATAATGCCCAGGTTGAAACCCACATCCAGAAACTTTCTGCCTGACTATCCATCAGGACCAACTTGCCCGCACTGCCTGCCCCTGAGGTTGTACGTTTGAACCACCTGGTAAGACTTTGACCATGATCCATAACACCCAAAAACTCAGCATAATAAATTAATTCTTTATATTCGTTAGGGGCAGGCGTGGCAGTACAGACAAAACGGTATTCAAGTTCGGAAAAAACTTTTTTGAATATTTCGGAAGTTTTTGAGCCTAAACTGCGCAGGACAGAACCTTCGTCAAGTGAAACTCCTGAAATATTATGTTTTTTCGGATCAATATTTCCGTCTCTGACACGTTCGTAATTTGTGATCAGATAATCTGTTTGCGTTGCTTCAATTTCGGCATCATTGCGGACATATTGCCATGTAATTCCCATGACCGGTCCGTCTTCCTCTACAAATTGGTGTTTGACTCCTAGTGGACAGACTACCAAAAACTTTCCACCGGTATGATTGACGATCTGTTTTGCAATTTCACATTGCTGACGGGTCTTACCGAGACCAAAGCTCATAGCAATCAAGGCTTTACCCAGACGGAGTGCCCAAGTGACGGCATCGCGCTGGTGAGGCATGAGGGATGGATGATATTTCTCCATATCCGGTTCAAAACCTGATTTTTTAGCGACTGTTATTTTTGATCTTAGAAATTCGTCATAGGTTGGCATTAGAAAGGCACCTCTGATTTTTCTAACAGCGAGCTGGTTGTGGAAACTGTTTCTGTATTGAACAATGACTTTTCGGCTTTTACACCCATCGCTGGTCTAACATCCGGACCCGGAACATGGACTGTTATCCCACCGGTAAAACGACTGGCCAGATACTGCATTTCGTTTGGAAATTCAGCCGGCTTTTTATTGCTGGCCAACACGGTAAGTAAGCTGTCCTGATCTTCATAGCGGGAATTGAGCAGCCTGAAAATTGTTTCTTTGGCCCAACCGGTTAAATTGACCCGGTCATCATCTACCTCGTCAATTGCCAATACCCTGGCGCGTCGGAAATTTTCTATAACAGTTTCTGCCGATCCGATTGTATTGTTGCCAAATTGTTCCCGGATATTTGCCAGTAGATCGGCCAACGTAGTGTAGTGGGCCATTACGTGAATAGTCCGAAAACCGTTCACGATGGATTTGAGCAGGTGCGATTTTCCTACACCATATTCGCCAGTAAACGAGACAAATCCAAACGGTACATGATTCATGGCAAGCAGGTTTTCAACTGTTTTTCTGGCTTTCAGTTTTCCGGCATAGATACCGGTAGTTTTGAAGTCTGATATGCTGATGCCCAAATCCTGACCTCGCAACCCGCAATTTTGGGAGAGATAATGATCGAGCTGCCCTTTTTTGCAGACAGGACAGGGTGCTATTTCCAGTTTTCCGAGGTACCAACCTGATCCGCTTTCGAGATCGAGCCATTTTACTTTTCCGAGCGGTTGTTTGTATGGTCCACTTTCGATGATAAAAACCATCATGATTTGATGCCCGCCGCAGTTTTGGCAAACATCTATGTCTTGACCAGAATCAAGCGGGATTGCTTTCGGATTTAGTTGATGAATGGCTAATTCAGGGGGCCAGGTTCGTAACCAGGTAGTTTTCATTTTTCCTCCAGTGCGGCTAATAGTTGTTCAGGCGTGTATTGCGGCCGGTTGATTTTTGGGACTGTTTTAGCGCTGTGCGTGTTCTGTTTACGCTCAGGGATTTCACCTGCCAATGCCCAATCAAGCCAGCCAGGATTCATACGGCTATATTTCCGTTCTCTCCAGTCTTTCCAAAACGGTTTCAGATACGCTATTGTTTCGTCCTTCTTGCGCGAAGATATTTCTCTGATGGACTCAAGCACCGCTTCACGTTCGGACGTTTTTGTTGGAAAACCCATATTTCCGGTAACAGACATGTAAATGACTGCAATATCAGAATCTTCAATTGTTTCGTAAAGTGTAAATTCAGAAATTTTGTCGTCGTCGAAATTTCCTTCTTCTTCTCTTTCCTTTTCTTTACTTTTCTTTACTCTCCTTAACGATGATGTATCGATAGGGTATTCATAGCCTATTTCCGGATGATAATAGTCCATGTAAATTTTCTTGATTTCGCAATCTTCAAGATTTTTTATTTCGTTCTGGATAGCAATAGCGACTTTTTCACCGCCGCGGTTGTATCGTTGGAAATTTTTGACAAATACATAACCTTCCCTATAATAAATTTTTTCTAATTGCTCAAATTTTTCGAGTGCTTCTTTGATAAACTCAACGGTAAGGTTTGTCTCAAAACTGATCACCTTGAGCGGTATTTTATATAGACCTGATAATGTTGTGTTTTCGTTGGAAAAAAAATAAATAAACAACAATTTTTCATCAGGATCCAATTCGAGAAAATCACCATCTTTCCAAATCAGGGTATGTATTTGTCGAAAATATGACATTACTGCTCCGTTATTGCCAAAGATTATTTTGTCTAGGATGATCAAAGGTTGGTATTGGCGCCGGCACCACAGCCATGTTGAGCGCGCGGATACGATTAGCGGTGGCGTTGCGCCGGCTTTCCAGATCAGCAACTACAAGATCGATTTCTTCTTTGTTTTTGCACAACCAGCGGCCTGATTTCCCGCTGTACGCGCCAATTGGAAAACGATATTTTGTGACCAGTTCTTCCAGGATCAGGCGGGTTTTGCGTTCGGTGTTGGTTGTAAATTCGCCAAAAATGCGAATGGCCAATGCTTTGAGCGTGACGGCATTTTCCTCTCCAACATAGGAGAGCATTATTTTTGCTACCTGTTTTACATCATCAACAGAAATGTTTTCAATCAAAGCTGCGTAAAATTCGCGGGGATTAAATTGGTACGTCATGTAAAATCCTTTCTAATACCGCTCCTACTCCCCGGTGGATCAGACCGGGGAGCGTACAGGAGGGGAATGAAAATGGCTTATTGGCTAAAATAGACTTTGTTCATTCTTTGCCAAAGGGAAATTGTGAGCTTTACGTCTGAAATCTGGTATTTGATAATCTCTTCCAATGGCAAGGATCCGACTAAAGAGCCGTCAATTTCGGGACAGTCCACCGGTAATTGGTAAATCTTGGCGACCTGTTTGAGCGATTTGGCAATGTTCCAGTTGTATAAAATACCCATCAGATCCGTAACCGGATCGGTGCGATATTTGGCTAAAAAAGGAACGGTTCTCGGTTTTACGTTATGTGCCATTGAACGGCGCAACAGATAGGGAAGATCAAAGCCGAGGATGTTGTAACCTACACACTTACCGGAGCATTCGTGAAAGGCATCCCAAAAATCCTTTAACATTTTCTTTTCATCACCGAAAAGTACGGTGACTTTTACATCGTCCGGAGATTTTGTGTAACCAATTGTGATAATTTCGCCATAGTCCGGATCCAGAGCAGCTCTGTTTATTTGCTCCTGTTTTTTTTCCTCAATGGCTTTGGCTATTTTTTCCGGATCCTTGTAGTTGCCGGGCGCTTCCGGCTCGGGCATATACTGGATGGTGTCCAGATTCCCGATGGTCTCCAGGTCGAAGAATATTCTTAACGGTGGTTCGTTTATCATGAAATTTTCCTTTCTGAAATGTTTTACGGCGCGGAACCGTTCCGCCCTATTGTGCTAAAATAACGGTGCTTCTTGCAGTTCTAAAAGATTTAATTGACCATTAGCGGCATCCAAAAAACTGATGATCTGATTTGCCTGAAGCGCTGATTCAGGATTAGGTAACCAGGCGCCGCCTGAATCCTGGTACGGTTTCATCCAGGTATAGAGCGCGATTAGAAAATTATCAGGAATTTCTGTCAGGGACGATTTTCCGGTAAGAAATTTTTGTAATTGGTGTCGTTTACCAGTTGCGTCACCTGCTGCGAAACAGGTCTCGATGACCGGGACTAAAACGCCACGTTTACCATCCGATATCTTTTTTCCTTCCCATTTTTCCGCAGTTTCAAGAATGGATGCTTTTACTTGTTCTGCGGTTGAAACAGAAACAACTGTTGATTCTTCTGCAGGTTCTTGGTTAGGTTCCTGGTTTACTTGTGGTGTAGGTTGGGTGACTGGTTTAGCTGCTGCTGCTTTTTTGGGAGGGTTGGCAACCCTACTAGCCTGCTGGGAAGAGACAGCCTCCATTTTCAACCGCTCAACATTAGCTTTTTCGGCTTCGCGATCGGCAATGATGGCGCGCAGTTTCAGCCGATCATCATCATTCATTTGCGCCTCGGTTGGTAATTCGCCCGGTTTGGGATTGCTCAGGTCTGCAGGGTTACGCATATATTCACGAATTGCGGGCCAGGTGCATTTTGGTAATCTGAGCGGTAATACAGGAATTGAGAC